CCAATCATTCACATTATCTTCAAAAAAGTATTGATGTCTACAAAAGAGTACGGCATCAAATCCTCCTGCTGCTGGTTGCTCTGTACTCTGACCTACACACGAACCATCATCAAGTTCTGCAGCTGGGTCAAAGTTTAATGCGGCTGAGTTAGTACAACCTTCTCTCAATGGAGGAAATTTTAAAGTCCAAATAGTACCTTTCCAAACCCAAGCCGTACCAGCGTTACCGTCTGAAGTTCCTGTAGTCTCTTCAACGCCAACTCTTCTTATACCACGACCTGTGTTACCATCAGGTGTTGGATTTGTTTGAGTTGAATTTTCTATATTGAAATCTGAATAGTTAGGTCTCCATATCAATAGACCATTTGATATCTCATCAACGATGTATTGTTTAGCAGGACTTAAATTACCTGTTTGATAACCTCCTGCAGGTGCACCATCTTGATTAATTAAAGGAGAAGGTTCAGTTTCGGAAGGCTCAGCTAAATATGCATCAGGCGGTGTATCAGGTGCTGGGTCAACTCCTTCATCTGAACCAGGAACAAAAAATCCTGCAGGTGGTGTAGCAGGTCTTGCTTCAAGACCTCCGAATCCTGAGGCATACTCTATACCAATTCTTGCACCTTTGCCTAAAATACTTGTCTTCTGCCACCAAGAGATTTGAAAAGCAACCTCATCAACATTTACACCATAACTATTTATAGTATTCAAAGTAGACTTTACTATCTGAGGTCTATGTGCACCAAGTTGAGTGGGCCAATCTGAATCATTTGCAAAAATACTATTTTGGTCAATGAACTTTATACAATTACCACCGAAGTAACCTTCGTTTCTTACCCACTTAGCATGGTATCCGATACCTAAACTTGAGTCCCAATTATTACCCAAAGTAGGAGGTATACCTGATGTCCATCCATTTACTATGATTGCATCATCGTGTAAATCAACGTCAAAAACTCCATCACCAGGAGTAGCAGGTTGACCTACATCATTAAATTCTAAATCTTCACCTGAACCATTGAAAATAATATTATCAGCACTTAACAATGGAGTTTCTCTTTCACTAACTATGAAGGCATCGTTAATTCTAATACCAGCTCCTACCATCTGTGGAGTGAAAGCAAAGTTTGCATCAAATAATTCTAATATATCTGATGAATTGTCAGTAGGTGTACCAAAGTTCGTAGAGCCTGGAACAAAGCCAGGAGGTGGACCTGAACCTGCATTGAATCCAGGAATTTCTGTAGGGTCTTGAAATCTTGAAAATACTAATTTAGCTGGGTCCTCTAAATCACTTGTGATAGTTTTATACTTAGAACCCATTTCAGCTAATTTATCAAGATAATCATTATCTTTGATATTCTTAGCTTTAATTCTTATTTCTGTTCTTGAAGGTGATAAATTATGTATTTGATAATTTAAATTATCTCTAATTATTTGTTCGTTTTGAGGAGTAGCTGGATTTCCTGCAAAAAATCTACCTTGTCTATCAATGTAGTATGGCCCCTCATATATCTCACCTGCTTTAGCTTCTGTCAAGTGTACTAATACAGCTTTATCTTCACCGGCGATTCTTCTTAAAAATTCATATCGCACACGAAATGTTCCTGATTGAAAACCTAAATCACGTAAATCTTGTCCTGGAAAACAAGTTACATTATCATTTATGATTTTAGGTTCAAATACATTTTGTGCAACAACGTTATTTGTAGCAGGGTCAATTACAGAAAACTTTATATAGTCTTGTCCCTCAAGAGTTCCATAAGGTCCAAGATTATACTTTTCAGTACCAACTACTTGGAAACCTCCTGCATTTAATAATGATTTTATTCTTGGTGTTAATTGACTTGCCATTAGAACTCGCTAAAATTTCTATCTATTAAATCATCTAAAGTGCTACCTCTTTTTAATTTCATAACTTCTCTTTCAACTTTTACCCAACCACTTGGGTCATTGAACGCTTGACCTGTTTCAGGGTCCTCGTAAGAAACAATAGCACCATTTTCTTTTCTGATAAGTAAGTTATTACCAGGTTGACTTCCTGAAGCATTAAAATTATCTAATCTAAATTGTTTCTCTGCTTCATACTCATCTTTTGCACTATTAGCGAGAGCCTGATAGAATTCGTTATTCTCTAACTCTTCTTTTGTGTAAGGCATTTTAAGCTCCTGCTTCTTGAATTATAAACTCGTGATTCCTATCTATGATTTCTTGATTTCGTGTTCCTATAAAACTACCCTCAGAACCACTAACTACTTTAAATAAAAATTTGTAACTTCTTTCAGGTTGAAAATTCTTAAACCATACATCCATAAAATTTCCTCTTGAATCACACGATATAAAACTTCCTGAACCAAAAGGCACTATTGTATCCTCTGTAACTGCATCTACAATAGAGTATTGTGAACCTGAAGGAAGATACTTTGCCTTAGTGTAAACAGACGCAGAAGGCGAGTTTGTAAGTGTAGGGTAAGCTGGTCTACCCTGTACACGTATACGGACCTTTGAATCAGGAGCATATTTATGATTTAAATTTGTGATGTTTACTACTACATCATCAAGGTCTCTACCATTTAATCTTTGTAATGAACTTGTATGCCAAGTTGCATCATTCCATTGAGCCTCAAGTGTAGGTACATATATAGTATGTGTGTCTCTTGAAAAGAATTTTAAATGACCTAAACTATCTGATGAACCTTCAGCTGTTTCAATATTATCGTTACTAACAGAACCGGAACGTTTGATAATAAATCCATAATTAGTTCTTGTGCCATTGAGCCAAGTTCCTACAATATTAGTAACATCCATTCTAACATCATTATCACGATTAGTATGTGAAAAGTCATATGAAGCAGAATCTAAGGAACCTGTGTGCCACCATCCACCTGTACCATCTACAGAACCTGACCATTGGCCTCCTTCTGTTTTACCATTAAAAAAGTCCCAACTCGCACCTTCTTCTATCAAAGGTCTTGATAATTTTTTTCCTCTACCCATCAACCAAGCTCTACGTAGAGAGTAGGCCTTTAAAGATTGTGATGTTTCAAGTCCATGAGAACCTGCGTCTTTCAGATTCAAATAAAATTTACTTCCTGATGCAATAGGTGGTATTAGTCCTTGATGTATTGATGAACTAACTTCAGCCAAGTCAAACTTCATCACGATACGACTAACATTTACACTTGCGCCTCCATCACTTACATCTTTTCTAACTTCTATGACTTCGTCAAGTCCTGTATTCATAGAACTTGAACCTTCGTATAATGTTGCGTCTTCTATCGGATATGAAAAATAGTGCATTGATTACTCCTTAATATCCGGAACCACCTGTACCGCCACCTGTAGCTCCCGCTGAACCGGCACTATCGCCTACAACGTTACCTTCAATGTCTTGTCCAGGAAATTTTATTTCAAATATACTTGGGTCAAGTGAAGGGTAGATTACACTATCTTTTGTAGCAGAATCTATGTCATATAAATTACCTGAATAGCCTTCACTAATTTTATATTTGTTTTTAATTATGATTAATTTATTTTCAGGATTATCATCAACAGGAGGAACTAAAGTGCCTACACCATCAATCAATCCTATCTCCTGTTGTAACTCGGCTATTTCAATTGGTTGATTGATTTGCCAATTATCAGGATTAAAGTATGATGTAATTCTATCTATACATCTAATTAATACTTCCTGTTTGTTAAATCCTGTTCTTGTCACAATACTAAATCTAATACCTATGTTGATGATGAAAGCGTCTTTAATATTTATAGCATCGGTCATCATTCTAAAAGGACTCATATATGTAACGAGATTTCTTTTTATAACTTCGTTTGTATTTTCAAATTTTTTATTTGCATTATAAGACAAAACATAAAAATTTAATGCTAATGGATTAGGAATTTTCTTTTGTGGTAATTGTCTTACTTTCTTTTTTCTTTTTCTTCTTTTAGCAGCTGCAAGTGTTACACCTTTTTCTATAGGCTTTTCTTCTTCAAGTTGTTCATCTTGAACTATGTAAACTTTTGCAATACTACCATACTTTGATGGCATAGATAATGCTCTCATTAAATAATCTTCTTTAGTTACCATTCTACCTTGTGATTGTAAATTAGCCAAAGCATTTTGTTTTATCTCTAAAATACTTTCAGGGCCTTTACCACCTGATGTCGGGTCTTCATTGTTTACAATCAATGATTCACGTGCTGTAGTTAAAAGACCTGCAGTTAAATTACTTGGGTCAGGACCAAAGTTTGCTTTGGCAACCGTTGTGATAGAATTAGAAGTGACATTATGTTTTATACCACCACCGAAACGATATCTAACCGTTAGATTAGTATTGGCAGGAGCAAGACCATATGCCTTAGTCTTTAAAAAATTTGATGGGTCAAAGGCTTTACCAAGTTGACTTACACCTCCCGGTAAACTTGAACCTACAGCATCAGGACTTGGTATAATTTCTTCATCAGGGTTGTCACTAACTCCGGCACCAAATCTCAATTCACAAGTGCCATCTGAATTTGAATATTTTGTAAATCTTCTTGATACTTTTTTTAATTTTAATAAATAAGGAGCACTATCAGCAAAATCAGAATCAAGTGGACTATTATCAGCATTGTTTTCTGCATCTATAAAAACGGTATCTTGTGCTAAAAAGGGAACTTCATAAAATGTATTACCATCACTATCAGTTACACTTATTATTTCTGTTATACCAGGTTGTGCTAATTGTACTCTTTTATATTTTTCTGCTGCCCCAAATGAAATAACTTCTTGACCTACTTGTCCTGATACCACAGAACCATCTTTAGTTATCAAATAATTTAAAGGCTCTCCACCTGAAGTTTGATAAATACTAAATTCAATATCATCTCTTGATGAACTTGCTCTAAAGTTTACATCATCTTGTAAAGAAAAGTTTATACCACCACCACCTGTAAATGTAGAACCAGCAAGAACTTCTGAACCATATCGTAAGTCAGGTCTGTTATCTACACCACTTCCTACTGCAGGAACTTGTTGAGTTAATTGTATAGTTCCAAAACTTGGTGCTACACCACGAGGTCTATAACCCATAGCCTGTGAGATAGCATATACATTTGATAATTCTTGGGCATACGCTAATAAGTTTTCTTGAAATTGTTTATCAATATAATATGAAAGAACATCGCCAACATATGCGGCCATTTCAATAAACATCATACCTGGTGAGGCTTCATTGAAATCATTATACGAATCGGGATAATAAGTTTTAGCAAATTCAATCAAGTCATTTCTTAAACCACCAAAATCTCTGTTTAGATATTTTACTTCTTTTTGTACCTTAGATGCCATTATTTACTCCTATTCAAAATCCGTAATAAATTCAATTACTTCTTCAGTAAATGGTGATTCAAATACCGCAGCTATATTAAACATATGTGGGTCAGTTGTTGGTATAACTCTTAAATCTTTTAAAGACACGAAAGGCATATGATTATCTAATGCGTCTGAAATAGTTTCTTCTGCTCTTGATAATAATATTTCAGGTTCATTTTGTTCAAATATAAATCTCATCAAATCAGTACCAAAGGTAGGATTACCTGGACGTTCACCTTTTATAGTCAACATCAAAGTCCTAATGTTATCTCTTAATTGGTCATAGTATCTTTGATTTTGTTTAAAGAAACCATAATCACTTCTATTAAAGTTTAAAGGATATCCTATACCAAAAAGTTTATTAGGGTCTAAGTCTATATCTCTAACACTCATTTATTATCTCTTTTTAAGATTCATCTTACTCATAAGTTCACTATAATCCTTAGTGACAGCTTTTTCAACATCAGGGTCAACGTGAGCTACACCTGCTTTCTGTGCTATCTCTTCTACACCTGCGTTACTCATACCGCCTCCATTAGGTTTCATATCACCATAACCTAACAAAGAAGCCATATCATTTGATGTAAATGTTTTACCACCTAATGTTGGAACTTCTTCGGTCTTTACAGACTCTTGAATTGGCGTAGACTTTTTAGATTTAATTTCATTAATAAATATCTCGCCAATTTGTTTTTTGACCTCTTCTGCCACAATCTTATTGATTATTTTCTTTAATTGGTCTACTTTCATAATTACTCCTAACCTCTTACTCCCGCTACGGGTGTTATTCGTTCTACTTCAAAATACACATCTTCAACATCTTCAATTTCTTCAAACTCGGTAGTGTCCCATAGAGCATCTAAATCTCCCTCTTCAATCAATCTCTCTGTTTCCTTATCCTCTTCGGATAATTCTTCAGAACTTTCTAAAGGTTTTTTACCTCTTGCTATCTGAGCTTCATCTGATGTCTTCTTTACATCCTGTATTCCTTTTTTTATTGAATCTAAGGCATCTCCTACCATCGGTATCATTACATCTTTACCTGCACCTAATTCTTGTTTAGTTTCTGCAACTTGTGATTTAAGAACATCTGATAAATCATTTGCCACCGTTGCTGCTACTGCTACAGGTGGTACTAATGCTGATGCAGCTTGACTTTTATCAGATACTTGTTTTTGTATTTTAGCTGCTGTTTGAATACCCTCTGCAGTTTTTTCTGCTGTTCTAATAGTTTTTGCTGCAGAATCAATTGTCTTTTCTGTTGTTGTTATCAGTTTTTCTAATTTTTCTAATTGTGGAAATACATCTTTTCCTTGTGAGGCAGCTTTTTTTAACTTAGGTATTTTATCACTTGTTATACCTTTCAAGTCTTCAATTTGACCTTTTAAAGTTGATAATATTTGTGCACCGAATCCCATTATTGTACAAATACAGAGCGACTCAAATCTTTCTTCCCTGTCCCTACTTTAGTTTTTAATTTTGATAAACTTGTAGTTATAACTTCTAAGGCACTTTCTAAATGTTTAAAGGATACCTCAGCAGTACCTGCCTCGCCCTTACCACTTAGAGATTTTACAGCATTCGTCAAACCATTCATCAATGATATTATTTCCATAATAGTATCAGTATACTCGTTACCCTTTACTGCAGGATTTATACTAAAAGGGTCACCAAGATATATTCTACCTATATCACGGTCTGTTGCTTTCAATTCATCAGGATTAGCAACCGTCAATTTTATATTTGAAAAACTTGTTAAGTTCATATGACCTGATGATAACATTTTTATTTCACCATTCTTTTTAAAGTTAGGTGTATGTATGTGAATATTTTCACTTGCTAATAACATATTGTTGTCTGTAAATTTAGGTTGTAGACCTACCCTATTAGAAGAAGGCTTCATATATAATTCTTTACCTTCCGCCATAATTCTATTTTCATATAAATCTTTTATAGCATCAGCAGTTTTACTACCTTCTTTTCTCAACTCTACTTCTTGACCAAGTTTGAAGTCTGTGGGAAATGTACCACGTGTCATATAAAGACTTGAACCATTTACATTCATATCTGAAGAGTAACCTATACGAATTCTTTTATCTGAAGCTGCTCGTTTGGCGTCTATAAATTTTTCAAAACCTGGCCTGGTGTGGAAACCATTTGTAATTAAAACGTGTGGCCTTTCATCTATATCCTGTGATAATTTTATAGCGTGTCCATATCTACCTTGAACAATAACATCACCAGGTTTAGAATCTACTGAACGTATTTTAAAATCTGCTCTTTCATTAGCTGTTAAAGATAATTGTCCTGTATTAGGTGTATTGTATATAGATATTGGGTTACCATAATAACTCGTGTCACCAACGTGAAATAAAGGAACTTTTTCGGAAGAATCAGGAATAGCTAAGAAATGTTGTGATATAGGTAAAGCTGATGTGGTTCCACCTCCTGCTTCTAATTCAATTATTTCTTCTAAGTTATCAACAGGTTGATTTTCTCCTGATACACGATTACTTTTTATACCTGAAGTGCCATATTCCAAGTCACGAGGAGGTATGCTATCTCGTACTTTTTTATTTATAAGGGCGTCAGCGTGTCCAGCACGTATAAACCCGTCGCCTCTTTTTTCTATATTATAATTACTCACTTATAGATTCCGTGATTTTATCAGCCTCAACTTGAATCTCAGCTACATCTGTAGCTATATTGGCTAATAATTGTTCTTTTTCTTTTTCACTTAGACCAAATTCACCTTCAGCACCTTTAGATTGTGCTGTTGCTAATTTCTGAACAATACCTGCAAGTTTGACTAATTGTTCATCATTCTTAACGTGAACTTCCATATAGTCTTTTAACATAGGAATAATAGCTACAGCCGTAGAGGCATCGGTACAAAACTTTATTACGTCCTGCACTAATACATCTATTTGTTTTTTAGTCTCAGAGGAGTTATCGTAGATATCCTTAAACAAATCTTGTAAGGATTTACCCTCAAACACTTTGAAGTCTTGTGACATAGAGATTCCCTATATTATAACTATAAATATAAGGAAACTTAATAAATTACAATTTTCTTACAAATGACAAAGCTGAGCCTATGACTTGGTGCATATCATAGTATTTATACTCTGCAAGTCTACCTCCAAAATGTACAGGTCTGTCTCTTCTATCTATTTTAGGCATTTTTGTATATTTTTTATATCTGTCCATATTAGTTTTGTCACAAATAGGATAATATGGGTCGCCTTTAGATTGAGGATACTCTTTTGATATTATAGTTTTATTTGATTTCTTGTAATCAAAGTGTTTATGTTCTATGATTCGTGTATAAGGAATGTTTACATCAAGGTAATTCATCATAGCCGTACCTTGGTAATTATCAATGTCCAACGTTTCTTCTTGCCATCTCAATGACCTGTACTCAAGTTTACCATGCTCCCAATGATAGAACTCGTCAATAGGACCTGTGTAAATCAATTCATCATACTGAGGTAATAAATCTATATCGTCAAGATAATCAAAACCTTTTAATACCTCAATGCCATCTAAGAGTTTTTCAAATATCTGTGTATAGCCACCTATCGGTATGCCTTGATATTTATCATTGAAATATCTATTATCATATGTTCTTCTGATTGGTAAACGTTTTATGATAGATGCAGGTAAGTATTTAGGGTCTTTACCCCATTGTTTAGTAGTATAACCTTTTATCAATATTTCATATACTTCACGGCCTACTTTTGCAATAGCAAAATCTTCTACTGATTTATAAGTGTTACCATTACCATTACCGAGTCCAATATTATCTAATGTTTGAGGTGATGTTATACCATAGACTTGACTCATAGTCCACATATTAAATGGTAAAGAATACATCTTACCATCTAATGTAGCTACAGGCTGAAATGAAAAGTTATTAAAATCACAAAATTGATTTATCCATTTCCATACTTTTTTAGAATCAGTATGAAAGATATGTGGACCATATTTGTGTACGTTAATACCTTCCTTCTTTTCTGTATAAGCATTACCTCCTATATGGTCACGTTTATCAATAACACAAACATTCTTACCACGTTTCTTTAATTCATAAGCACATATAGAACCGAAGAAGCCTGCACCAACTATGAGATAATCATACTGCATCTATCATTTGTTTGAAATTATCTGATAACAAATTATAATTTTCACTAATATCCATATCAAGAAGTTTCATAGCCTTTGTTTTCCAAAACAATGGATACTCACTTGAATCTTGATAGCAATGAGACATAACATTTACAACATTATCAGGAAAAGGATTTGTCCTAAATGTATTTGTCAATATATCAGAAATAAAAAACATATTATCGTAATTACCCTCTGCTTCAAAATAAT